TCTCGATGTTTTCATCGTAGACTCTGCTGAGCTTCGTTGCGTCCCCGCTGTAAATATAATGCAGGTGGATGCCCGCACCAGATTTACTGAGTTCCGCGTACGTTTTCGGCCACTTTGATGCAGCCTCCAGATTCAACTCGAAGCTTTTCTTGCCATCAGGTCCTTTAATATCAAAGTCGATGACAATGTGATTCTCTGGAACCTTCACATAGTGAAGTCTCGAAGTGTCCAGCTCTGACAACTTACTTCTGACATTCTCCCATTTTTGCATAGGAGTGCCTTCTTCAGTCGCGTACTGTGCCGGACAGTCCCTGCAAATATCATTGAAGAGAGAATGCTGCTCTTTGAACTCGATCCACGAAATATGCGCTTCTTCCGGCGGCCGTTCCTCCTTCGGCTGCTCAAGAAACTCCTTGAACTTGTCGGCTCGGAATCCGCTGTAGTAACTGCGGACTCTCTCCCCGTTCATATCTTCTGAACGCTCTTTGTAATCCGTAAAGTAGTTCATCAACTCCTCACGGAAAGCGCGCCGGGAGTACGGATACGATACCTTTGCCTCCTCATTGTAGGTGTTGTACATTGCCCAGGCCCGCTTGAGCGATACGCCATCCGACCTCTTGAACTCATAGTAGGAATCCAACATGAAGTTGTAGAAATCGTTCGATGCTCCGAGCATCCTTGTGGGAACATACTCGTCGTAGAGGTGCTTGTTTTCCTCGTAGATCTCCTTGCAGTGCCAGGCGATCCCACCAAGCTCGAAGTCAACTTTACTAACAAGGTCCCGATACTTTTTGGCCGGAATCTTTTCGCCGCTCGGCTCGACATCGATAAGTCTTCGGATCAGGCCCGACTTGGCATCTGTGATCCGGACCGGCTTGTTCGTGCCAAGGAACATAAAGCACTTGAACTGACTCGCATACTGGCTCCTGAACTTCTCGTTCACCAGCATCGTCTCGTGAGAGACCAGCGAGTTCAGTCTTGTGTTGTCTTCGATCCTCGACAGATCGCCGTCGTGCTGGATTGCAACAAGCGGGTTCGTCTTGAATGCCTCCAGTGCGAAAGCGTTCGAGGATGAGCCTAGCACTTTAGAGTCGAAAACCGACCAATATCCTTCGAAAAGTTTCTGCACGATGTTCAGAATAGTGGATTTACCGCTTCCGGGCGGGCCGTAGAGCACGAGGAACTTTTGAATCTTCTTCGAATCGCCATCGACGATCGCGCCAATGGCCCATTCTATCTTCTCACGTTCTCCGGGAGAATATAAAGTGCTCATGAGTTCTTCATAGGCACTGATACTTCCTGCTTCCAGTGGATACGGCAGCCGTTTGGATGCATAGCTCTCTTTTTTGACAGGGGTGTTTGCAAATATCAATGTCTCGTCAAGCGTATGATAATTGTCTCGCATCTGCCTCTGGCAATATTTGTGCCAGTTGTCGATCATTCCGGACTCGGCATCCCACATATGAAGCACTCTAGAGCCGCCGTCAAACAGCTCTTTGTGCTCATTTGCGTAAATATCAAGCTCCCGGTCGATGAGCTGCAGCGCATCCTGCTCGTCCGTGCTCCACAATCCACGTTCTTCCAACCAGATCGCATAGAAATCCGAGCCTCGGATCATAAGGTCTTTCGACCGTTTAATGATGAATTTCGGATATATCTCGATCACACCGCGCTTTCCGGTCCGCGTTGCGATCATAAGGAAATCTATCATAATGACTTGATTTCCTCCTTTCTGCGATGCTTATACGTCTTTTTTCGTGATCGTGGCGCAGCCGTCACAGCAGGTATCTTTTTCGGGAGCAGCCGGTGCGTCTTTCTGCTCCTCGCCATGCAGGTCGTAGTTGTGATGCATCATCGCAAGCTCCGCCTCCGTTTCGCGCACGTGAGTCTCCGCGTCCCGGAGCTTCTTATCGACCTCGCCCAGCATCCTGCAGGCGGTAAAGCCAAACCAGAGAAGCCCCGCGATGAGGATATTCTTCTGCAGCAGCTTGCCGCGCTGCTTCCGGATGGTCGTCTCCGCAATCTCAAGAGCCGACTTGGTGGTCGCCAGTTCGTACATGACATTCATCATTTCCATTGTTCATTTTCCTCCAGTAATTCAGGTCGGTAAATATCAGCCGACCAATGTGTTCTGTGTTTCGGCACGATGTGATCCGCATCAAAACTCTTTCATCATCGATAAATTGTTCAATGACTCCTTCCATCGTGATGCAGATTTTCGATACATAAATATCAGGCTTCATTTTCCGCCAGCCAGCCCATGAGCTGATACCAAATATCAATAGTGCGCATGTCTTCGGTGGGCCTGGAAAGCGTGAAGAGCCCGCCGGCACCATTCGGCTTATAGTCTCTTCTGCTGAATCGCTCAATGACGGATTCTGCCCGCTCTTCGTCGAAGCGCTGGTCATCCATAGCAGCCAGACCGAGGCTGACGACCATGTTCCAGAACCACTGCCCTGTTCTCTTCCCGGCCGAAGAGTCCTCCAGGATATGCTCCTCGATCCGGATGGAAAGCCCAACCATCATCTCGAGCATGCTGCACGGGATGCCCGTAAACGCCGAATCGATCCTTGCGTAAGAAATATCATTCTCCGTTGCGAAACGATACCGGAGATTCGTGCCGTCTGCTGCTCTGGAAATATCCATCTCACAGGCCGGAACATAGTTTCTGTTATAAAGAAACATCAGGAGCCGGTGAAATGAGAGGTTCCGGGGCTCCCATTCACCGCACACACTTTTGTAGAGCCAGTCATAATACTGCTCCGCCAGACTCGAAAATATCATTAGTCCTCCTCATTCTGATATACGTCGCAGAAGTTCTGCCGGACCTGAAGGATCTCGTAGTCCTTCATATACTTGTGGTTCCGGACATGTACTGTGCTCGGCATATACACCCCGAAGTTCTTCAGCGCCTCCGTGCCGATCATATCCGCGACAGAGTCCTCGTCAAGGGGAGTGTCCTCGCCGTCGATGACGAGCTTTCCGTCGCTGTAGTACGAGAGGAAACAGGTCTCGTATTCATCATCCCCGCCGAAATCGTCCGGCTGAATGATCTCGATCGACTCGTGGTCCTCGTTCACCTCCGGGTCAGACTCCGTCCGATACTTCCCGGCCAGCTGCTCGAAGCTCTTCTGGGTGGCTTTCTCTTCGATTTCCTTTTCCATATCGGCTTCCCTCTCCTGGAGATGGCGGCGATCAGTCTCATACCGCTCGTCATAGTAATCCCGATACTTCTTCTGGAACAGGGTATGCATGATACACACGCCGGTGCTGACGCCCGCTCCGAAGAACAAAATATCACGAATCGTTCTGTTCATTGTCTTCTCCTTTTATGCTCATAAAGGTAAACGCCAGTCCGCCAAAGAAAAGGGAGACGCTCATAAGAACGCCTCCCACGACATGCCGCTTACGTTTCGTGTCGGTCAGATAGTCCAGAAACAGGAATACGTTTTCCAAACTGTCCATAGCAACGTCCCTTTCACTCCGCGAGAACAGCCAGACCGGAAGCAAAGCACACCCCGGCCATGACTGCGAACACATAAGAGAGTCTCTTTACAATTCTGGTCATAGCTATCCCTCCGAAATATCAATCTCAGATCTTGTCTATGATGACGCCGTCGCAGTTGAACACGATCATGACAGAACGCTCCCAGCCATCGATGAAGTTGTTGAGCTGTTCTTTTCCGAGAGCATAGTTGGTGACATGAAAGTCAACGCAGTTCTGCTTTGTCGGGTCGTTCGGGTCGTAAAGCCAACCCACGAGCTGACCTTCGGGTCTCCGCATAGTGACGCCGCCATAGGTGCCGATCATGGAAAGCACTTCGTTCAGGAAAAGATGCCCCTGCGTCTTGAGCCGCTTGTTGGCAGCGCTCTCGACCATGAGCAGGTAGTTTCGGTTCAGGTCTGCATCGGGCTGCCATGTATCGACGCTCTCGTCGAACAGGAGACTGTAAGGGCTCTCATGCTTGGAGGCAATGTCTTTGTACTCTTTGATGACCTCCTCGGTGCCATCATCCTTCTTCGCAGTGGACTCGACTTCAACTGCTTTGATATTGTGCTCGAGCTCATGCTGGATACGGTCGCCGAAGCGCTCGGTAACGCGGGACTTGTACTCGTTGAAGGTCTTGTCCAGAGCGATGTAGGCAGCCGTGAGGGTTGCATTCCGCTTGCTCATGATAGTGTGAGAGCCGAACATGCAGCCGAGTGCGATCGCGCCGAGACTCACAGCGGGAGCATATGCCTTGGCGAGCTTCACGCCGGTCTGGATGTAGACGGCCGTGATGTCCTTCTTGACATCCTCTTCGGTATATGTCTCATCCTTGTTCAGGATGATCTGGCCGTTCTCGATCTGCTCCTTTGCCTTATGGATCGTTGCGACGTCGGCCTTATGCTCTTCGATGATGTCCTGTGCCTTGATGGTCGCCTTGCAGGCCATAACAGTAGCCGTAACACCGCAGACTGCCGCACTGATGATCATAATGGTCGGGCTGGCCTTCTTGAGCCTGTAGCCGTACTTGGACGCCGTGCGAGTCACAGCGTTGACGATTTCATCTTTCTTGATGCTGTTCAGAATTTTCATAAAATATCAATCCTTTCTATCTCAGCTGAGGGGAATCGGACGGGGCAGAACAAGGCGGTACCCGCCCGGGATGCCCTTGATGTACGCTCCATCGAGGTTGTACCAGCCGTAATTGTAGTCGGTGGACTCGTTCGAGACACCCATCATGTCCCACAGGTCGCCTACAGACACCTGCTTGTACTTGCGCAGGGCATCGTACATCTCGTTCAGTGTGCCGTCTGCGTCGTAGCGCACTTCGAAATCCAGATTCTGAAGCGTTCTTGCCGGGCGTCCGGATGTTCCAGGGCGGCTGCTCTGCCCGTCTTGATAGTAGCGATCGTAGCTGTTACGCTGCCGGCTGGAGATGCTGTAATTCGTAGACGAGCTGCGGCTGCGGTCATCGCCCCAGAGAGCGATGTTGATGGCGGAATTAAAGATGCTGCAAAGCCCGTTCTTCAGCATCGGGATTAGATACTCCGCGATGATGCGGTCTTTGACGGTCTTGAGGTCCTCTGCAAGAAAATCATTGGCGATCTTCTGGATGTCGTTCTGCTCCTTGAGCGTGACCTTTCCCCTTACGACCTTGTCGAACTTCTTCTTGGGTTCGCCCTGGGCCGTATTGAAATCATTCTTGGGCATATCCACCTGTGCCATTATGCTTCTCCTTTTCAAAATAAAAAAGTAAGAGCTGCAGATTTCTCTACAGCTCTCGCTTTATCTGACATTAGTTCTCCTCTTCACAAGTTTCCTCGTCAGAAGTCACATCCGTCGACTCCACGTCGATGACCTCGTCCTTCTTCGCCTTCTTGCTGGCCATCTTCTCCTTGATGTGCTTGAAACCCTTCTTTGCAGCAGGGATGCCATACTTCACACCAGCGCCGATGAGCAGCGCAGCACCAACACTGATCTTGACGATCTTGCCAAGATCGAGGTTTGCATTGCTCTCACAGCCGCAGTCCGAAGTATAGTTCTCCGCCTCAACGGGAACCAAGTTCTCAACAGGAGCGTTCTCCATCATAGAAGTCTCGTTCTCCATAGTCACGTTGTTCATTTCGTCCATTTTTGTTACCTCTTTCTTATAAATAAGTTTATAATGTCGGAGTATTACCTCCATAAAGCAAGCTGAATTTTTCGCGCCGGGGTCTGAAAATATCAATACCCCAGCCACTTGGGAGGAGTGCTGTAATCCAGCACAAGACAGGGCGTTCCATCCTCATCCAGTTTCGATGTATAGAAGGTGTTGATTTCCAGAGTCGTTTCCGTGTCCCAGCCCAGAAGGTCGCCGTTCCTGTTGTGGTCTATGCCCAGATAGTCGAACAGGTCGTTTTCGGTGACCCGGAAATCGCTGAGCAGCTGCTTGTTCACGCCGTTGACGGCTTTTTCCAGCATGTTTCTGGACGTGAAAAAGTATGTCCCGGAAAGGCTCTCCCAGCATTTGACCGGTTCGTTATAAAAGTCGTTGCCGACGCCGGGCTTCTGGGGCGTTGCCACAGGAGGATTCTTCGGCTCCGGGCATTTCGCCATATTGTCCAGCGCAACAGCTTCCTTAATCTCCTTCGCCTTCTCCGGCCCGACCGTCTCCACGACCTTGTCCTGAAAGCTCCGCAGAGCCGTCTCCGACATGGTGTAAGCTGCCGCCAGCGCAGCGTTTCTCCGGTCGTTGACGCTGCTCGCTGCGATGATGCAGCCGGTCGAGATGCCCATAGAGATGGCTGTGGGGATGTATACCGGTGCTGCCGTCCTTATGATGGTCTTGGCGTCCAGCTTCTCGACCCCCAGCTCCTGCTTTTTTTCCTCCAGCAGGATCATGGCCTTGGGCGTTGCCGAGATCGCAAAGCCGACCGCCGTAAACGCGCCTGCGATGCCTAAGCCCAGTAAGATCTTCGAGCTGTTCCGGCTGAGGGTCCTCCTCGCCGTTTTGGTCAGTGCTTTCAAGTTCATGTTCGTACCTCCAAAAATATCAATGGGTTTATAAAAAGAAAGAGCCGTAGATTTATCTACAGCTCCCGCCTTTTTCAGATGTGTCCATCCCGTTTCAAGTTCTGAAACCGAATCCTGCTTCCACGCTGACTTTCCAGTTCTCCGGAGATGGTGTCGTAGATGTATTCGTACAGCCGAATCGGCAGGGTCAGCACATACCGCATCGTGCCATCCAGCACGCGCAGCAGTCTCCTGCCGAAGTCCTTCCATAACTTCATCATAGCATCATCCACCTGAGCGTAATAGTTGCGATTATACATAATTCAAATCTCCTTTATTTGTTCAGTTTGGATCTTCTTCCATAAAGCAGACTGAATTTTTCGCGTCAGTTCGTGCTGTTCTTTTCAGCCAGCTGACGCTGCACTTCTTCCTGCACCATGTCGCGCAGTTCGTCCTCGCTCTTCTGGTCCTCGATCAGGTCATGCCCAAAGCCCAGCAGTGCGCTTCCTGCCAGCAGTGCGATGCTTGCCACTTTCCACCAGTTGATTTTATGCATGATAGGTATCCTCCGTATAATCAAGATAGTTTTCTACCGGGTCAAGCGCCGGTGCCAGATAATAGCACTCCAACCCGTCGTCGGTCATCTGCTTGTCGTACTCAAAATCCATCCAGTAGGCGTCCCAGTCATAGATCAGCTGGTCAAGGCACCACCCCATCTGGTCGCCTTCGGGTGTTATGGTCAGTTCGTCGGCGCAGAGATAATTGCACCACTCGTTTACCGAGATGCAGCCGTTCGTGGCCAGCTCCCGGTTAAAGTAATAAGATGCCTCAATGACCCGGGACATCGTGGCATGAAAATATCTTTTTGAGGCGGGCTCATAGAACAGCCGGATGACATCGCCGTCCTTGTCTCGCTGGACATCTTCGGCTTTCGTCTCCTTTGCAGCCTCCATCCGCAGCTTTTCCTCTTCCTCCGCACCAATGCGCTCTGCCACCTGCCTGCGGTACTGCTGGTAGCTCTTGCCCAGCGCCATGTAAGCCGCGCTCAGGCTTGCGATCTGCTTTTTGTTCAGCGTGTTGGAGCCAAGGATGCAGGCGATGGTGCCGCCGCCAAGGACCGCCGCAGGAATATAAAACTTCCAGCACTCCTGCACGACCTCTTTCTTCGTCATAGGCTCATCCTTGTTCATGACCACGAGCGTGGTCGCCTTCACAGCCGCCTTGTGGGTCTCATAAGCAGTCAGCCCAACACCTACGGATGCCGCCACTGCCAGGATGGTTCCGCCGTGCTTGCGCAGGAATTTCGCGCATGTTTTCGTCAATTTCATTGTTCAACCTCCTGTTCTTCGAGTTTGTCGTACATCTGATCAATCAGTTGAATTGCAAATTTATTGGCCTCTTCCTTTTTATCATCGGGCATATGGGTCACAAGGCACTCACCATACGTCCACATCACGCACTTGCGAATCGTATCCCATCCGGGGTTCTCCGAACACAGTATCGATTGCTTCCCCGTGTAGGAACGCAGACGATCAAAGAAGTGATTTCGAGCCTCTGTGAAATACGTTAATTCCTTAATTTTTGTAAGTCGCCGTTTTTCTTCTCGTTCGGCCACAGTCATTTCTATCAACCTCCATTTTGAAAAATAAAAGAGCCTACGATTTCTCGTAAGCTCTCATAGTCAGTTCTTCAATTTGGCATAACTTGCTATAAAGAAGTCCACGTACTTGGCAAATACGGGTTTGAAAGTATGCCTTGTAATATAAGAAAGTCCGTCTGCACCAATGTAGTTTCCTCTATCATAGAGTCTACTCCATGCCATGCAGTATCCGTTCAGTCCTCCATATACAAACAGCATAAATCCAATTATTCCCATAATACCAATTTTCAATGCTTTCTTCATAATTGTTCAACCTCCAAAATATAATTCTGAGACTAACCATCTCATAAAGCGCACTGAAAATTTCGCGTCACAGCACCCCGGCATTCTTCAAAATGGTGTTGAGCTGAGCCTTCGTTACGTCGGCGTCCAATTCCAGATGGACATGTACCTTCTGTTCCTTGTCCAGCCAGTTTGCCTGAATGTCCTTCAGCTCCACCTCAATGCCAGGCATCTGCTTTTTCAGCGCCTTGTTGATGATCTGCGAGATGATACGGCGCATAAAGCCCGAGCGGATGATCATAATGTCCTCCATTGTTCAACCTCCAAAAATAAAATGAAAAAAGATAAGAGGGCGTGTATCTATCAGATATTATCCTCCAGATTGCTCTCTTTCATCTTCTTGAGTGCTCGTTTTTCCTTCCACTTATTCCATGCATACATGCTTCCGTAAATAACGGCAGTACACGTACATGCATAACCCAGTGTCTTAAACCAGTCGTTCATAAAGTTCTTAATAGCTTTCATCATAGGTTTTCTCCTTTCAATGTAAGCCCTCTTACCTCCATAAAGCAAACTGAAATTTTCGCGTTGAAACTACTGTGGCACTTACTGATGGTTAATTGCTTTCATAAACTCCTCTCGTGCCCGAAGCCAATCCGACAAGCATTTCTCGAACGGCTCGTAGGGCTTTTTGCTCTTGCTGTTAAACTTTTCATGCAGAGAGAGCATGGTGTTCCACTTATAATACAACACACGCTCTTTCATAAATTTGACAGCAATTTCCTTCATCTCGTTGTTCGTAAAGTATTTCATAAAGCACCTCCAAAAATATAAAAGAAAGAGCCTATGTTTCCATAAGTTCTCTTTGGATAAAGCCAGCTTCTTGTCGTTTACCGGTCTATCGTAAAATAGCAGTCTTTCGACGGCCGGAAAATCTGTACGAACAGCCACATCACAAGTGCCACAGCGCACCCGATCAGGAATGTCGTTACAATTTGCCCGACCGAAATCGTATAGTTCCAAATTTTCTTACCAATAGATTCGTTCATAATACGTTCTCCTTTGTTTCGGGCTTTATCCCATAATATAAGGAGAATTTTTCGCGTCAGGCGTTCGCAGCGAGATATGCGAGGCAATCTTCTTTTGACAAAAAGCACATCGAAAATGCACTATGGTCTCTGTTGTCTACAGCCCAATAGCCGGATTCCGATTTGAACCAGTATAAGATTGCCGGGCCGTGCTCGGGATCTTTTGCGATTTCTATTGCACTTTCTTCTGCCATTTGCGGAAAAATAGGGTCTTTCAATAACTTTTTTCCGCAGAACGGACAGTATTTAATCTCCACGGTGCAAGCAGGAATACGGCTGGCAGCATAACCCCTAAAATTTTTATCCTTGGTGCCATAGTTGATTTTAGCCCGAATAATAGGAGTCCCCTCTTTCCTCCAGGTTATAAAAAGTGCCATCGCAGCTTTCTGTCCTCCGGGAAGCTCTACGTTGCTGCTTCTTAGCATAGCCCCTGCATCACAATATTTGCACATACAAATCGTCCTTTCTCAAATTAAGCTTCTGTCGAATACGGTCTCCCATCGCTCTTTCTTGAGCGGTTTCATCCGCAGCGCCCACATGATCTGCCGGACAGTAACCGTCGGATACTCGCCATTTTGATTTCTTCTCTTGGCATGGTGGTCAAAATACTCCTTGAATCCTTCATGGAGGTATATCTTATCTGCTAGCCACGGGTCTATCGGCCCCCAATATGTAGTTTTACTTTTTTCATTAAACCGTTGCTGGATGACGCAGAGCCCCTTCCCATGCTCAAAATATAAAGTGCTCACACGATAGACCGGATGGTTGCATCGGTATACACTTCCGTAGTAGTTCGTCCATTCCTTTGGAACATCGTTGTGATACCTCATAAAAAAAAATAAAGAGAGTCTGCAATTTTCATCACAGACCCTCCTCGGTTCCTCCTTTACTCTTTTTCTATAAAGCCTTTTCTCATCTCACGGACTCCTTCACCGATTGCTCTCGACAGCTGCGTCACACCGCCAGCCTCGCAGATCGACCAGTATACAGTCAAGCCAACCGTAAACACGCCGCCCACAGCTTTCATGCCGATCTTTGCCCACTCAAGCTTGCGCGATTTCGCCGTTTTCGCCTGATCGAGTTCGATTTCGTGTTCCTTCCGCACGAACTCGTCCTCTTTCAGCTGCTTTTCGGTTTCCTGCGCCTCATCCTTGAGCTGCATGTCGTACAGCTTCAATGCCATGTTTGCTGCTTTGTCGTACTCGTCCGTACCCGGCTTCATGTCTTTGAGACTTTCCAGCGATTTCTTCGCCGCGTCTTTCAGCAATTCTTTGTTTTCGTAGTTTTCCATTTTGATTCTCCTTTACAAAGTAAATTCGGAGTTTTCTCCATTAAGCACCCTGATTTTTTCGCGCGAGATCAAGTTTATTTACCCGCAGAACAACGTACTCCTCGCCCTCGAAATCTGTCACCTCCTCGTCGAGACTCAGCGAGAGATACGGCCAGTCGGGATCGTCCGGTTCACCGATGATAAGCTCCCCGACCGAATGATTGACATCTCCTACGTGACGGCAGAACATCATGCCGAGTGCAAAGCCGATTACCATTGCGAAAATAAGATAGACGAAATAGGTGTCCATACGTTTCTCCTTTATCAAAATATCATTGCGGGCGGTCCAGTGCGTGATGAAAAATAAAGAGCTGTAGATTTCTCCACAGCCCTTTACGGCTCAGATGTCGTTGCGAATCAGAAATAATTCTCCTCTGTTACAAGCCGCTCGCACCAGGCCACCGGCTCGGATCAGGTTTATCGCGTTCGTGTAAGATGCCTGTGCTGTCGAGGCATTCGCATACTCGCCTGTACCAATGTACATAACTTTCTGGTTGCTCTCGATAAACACACGGATCTTGTCCATTGCGTTCACATAACCGCGGTCGTAAGTGGCCTTTACTCTCTTGTAATGTTTCATCGTAAAAATCTCCTTTCGTTCTTCGGAAGACGTCTTCTTCCATAAAAGAAGCTGAGTTTTTCGCGTCTAACTTAGAATAGAAAAAAAAAAGAAAAGAATGGGATTTGGACCCATGACCTCCGCAGTTAAGCGGCGCTCTACCATGCTGAGCTATCTTCTCCATAATATATCATGATTTTTTCGCGCCTGCACAAAAAAGAAAGAGCCGCAGATTTCTCCACGGCTCTTTCAATTTAATTATCAGTCACATCATGAGCTTTCTTTGTTATCTGTTCGTCGTAGCATTCTTCAGGAATTTTGACTGCCTCTGCTGCTGCCCTTCGCATTAAGTATTTCATAACAGCATTTTGCACTTCCAAAGCAGCCTCTATCATTGCTTGCCATGCACGATCCATATCATTACTCATGTAAATCACCTCCATAAAGGAGCCTGAAATTTTCGCGTTACCCGCGTTCGATACTCAATACCCAGAAGAACTTCCGATACTGCTCGTAGTAGCTTTCGCGGCAGCAGGGGCAGCCCTGAATGCGCAGAATATCATAAGGTACGCATTCTGTAGCCCCTTTTAGAACGAAGGGCGCTACGGCCGGCTCTACCTCATCGAGACAGTGCTTCACGAGGTCAATACGCTTCGCAAAGAAGGCCCGCGCAATGCCCACCTGCTCCGTCGGATTCGAGACGCGGCTTCCTCTCATCGTGACGGTCTGCAGTTCTTCCGGCCTCGACTTCCATCCGTTCAGGAGTGCCATTGCTTCTTCCCACTCGGGATATTGGAGGCAGAAGTGCTTGAGCTCGTAGTAGCGATGCTTTGAGATATAGTAGGGATTCCGCTCAGAAAGTTCAACGTGTGCCATGCTTACCCCTCCACAAAAATCCAGTTTGCTCATAGAGTGCCTTGGGCGAAATATAAAAGTTGATACGCCCGAGCTTAGCATTCATCTCTTTCACATCGGTCACAAGTTTTCCGTTTCGGGTAGCTTTTCCAATGGGCAGCCACCCCGCAATGATCCCCGCCCTCACCCATGAGGGGTCCCTTCCGTATACCCTGGCAGCGATGGAGACAGGCACTGACCCGGTCGGAAATATCAATTCATTCATACTGTGTTCTCCCTTCAAAAATATCTAAGGACAGCGTATCACGTCCTATTAGCATATTTTAGGGAAAGAACGGGGCAGTGCGTACTGTTTTTATTTTTCTTCACATAGGAGAGTTGACAAATGACATAGAATCGTTTAATCTAGAATAGAATTCAGAGCCAAAAAGGAGGTATTTTTCTTATGTTGACCACCTGTCCAGAGTGTGAATTGCAAATATCAAGCAAAGCGCTCGTCTGTCCACACTGTGGGTTCCCCTTGAAAAAAGATGCGCGGGTCTATCCTAGAAAAGCAAATAAACGCCGTAGACTGCCCAATGGATTTGGACAGATTTCTGAGATAAAGGGGCGTAATCTAAGAAAGCCCTTCAGAGTCCTTGTCACCGTAGACAAGACTTCGGAGGGCCGTCCTATCTGCAAGCCGCTTAAGCCGCAGTCTTATTTTGAAACCTACAATGAAGCCTATCTTGCGCTTGTGGAATACAACAAAAATCCATATAGTCTTGACAGCGACATCACAATGGATAAGCTTTATCAGATGTGGCTTGCCGACTATAAAACTCATGTCGGCGATAAGATGGTCGAGAAAACCGAATGCTGCTGGAGGTACCTTCGCAAGATTCACAACCTGAAGCTTCAGCAGATGCGTGTGCCTCAGTTAAAGCTTGCCATTGATGAAGCCACCACCTACAAGTGTGGAGATGAAATCGAACTTCCCCGCTCTGCGAAAGGCCGGATAAAGAGTCTGCTCAATCTCATGTATGACTACGCAGTTCAAAACGAGCTGGTCAATCAGAACTATGCCCGAGCATTCTCGCTCTCCAGAATCGACCAGGAAGAGACCTCTCGTGTTGATAAAAGTCACATCCCTTATACAGATGCAGAGGTTGCTCTCATTTGGAAGTCGTTGGAGAAATATCCATATCTTGACATCACGCTGATACAGTTCTACTCCGGATGGCGGCCTAATGAGCTGCTGAGTATGCGAGTTACAGACATCGACCTGGATAATAAAACATTTCATGGAGGCTCCAAAACGATTTCCGGTAAAAACCGAGTCGTTCCGATCCACTCGAAAATTTTTCATTTCGTAGAGCGATACTATAATGAAGCAGTTTCATCCGGATGCAAATATATGTTCCCGTCCGACACCCAGCCCGGGAAGCCTTATACCTACGACCGCTATTATGTTCGATTCAATGAAGCCCGCGACGCTCTTGGGCTAAATAAGAATCATCGCCCACATGATGGCCGTGTCCAGTTCGCAACCATGGCCAAGAAGTCTGAGGTCGATCAGTATGCCTTGAAAAAAATACTTGGCCATTACATTGATGACATCACAGAGAAATACTACATCAAGCCCGATATGGACTGGCTTCGAACTGAAATCGAGAAGATCAAGTAATCAAATGAATCCGAATGTGGGAGTACGAGAAATTCATCATGTAGGTTTTTGGTGCAGGAATAATGCAGGAATAATATACGAGTTGCGTACATCTAAGCACTTCGAACCGCATCTAACCACATTTAAAACCAGCGTATCATCAAAAATTATTTGATACAGCGCTGTGTGTAAATTCTTCCAGCAGTCTTTTACCCCATCGTATCATCGTCATTTTCTCCCCAAAATATAGGATTACTCTACGAATAACCAGCACCCTTCCGCCGTCATCCACATCTCCCCACGCAAAAAAAAAAATAAAAGGCCCTGAAAATTCCGCGCCGCAACCAGCGCAGTGTATCTCCAGGGCCTTTTTTCATGCTATGCCATCCCTTGCATAGGGCGGTTGCCATTCCAAAATATCATAGCCGAGTTGGTCAGACGCTTTCCAAAATATCATTGCGCCATAGTCTGCTAGCAGGTTGCAGATCCACTCTTCAGCTTCAGTCCAATAGGCTGGTCTCACCATGCGGTGCAGCTCTGGCAGCATCCCGTAGCTTACCAGGGTAGCATGTCCCAGCTCGTGCAACAGCACCCGCTCCAGACTCCTGCCGTGTAGTCCCTTAGCAAGCCAGATGCAATGCGTTCTGGGATCTGTCACGGCAAGAGTCCTTCTGCCGGTGCGGTCTATGAGTACAGGATCATCCTGGTCTGTGTACAGCACTCGCCAGAATATCCCGTTCATCATAAATCGAGCCATTTTGAAATTACGTCGGCATGTCAGCCACGAGCTTGGAGAAGTCCGCCTTGATCTTCTTCCGCAGCTCAGGGTCGGCATCGCCGTAGATGGTACGGATAGCGGTCATGGCGCTCATCAGATGCTCCCCAGCGTACTTGTCCATATCCGCCTTGTCCATGGCAGAGTGGCTTTCCGTGTAGTGCTTCCGAGCTTCCAGATACTCCCCGTAAGGCCGACCGTACTGGCCTTCCTCATGCCGGAACTCCCCTCTGCGGCTCAAAGGCCATTCGCCGTGGTCCTTGTCCTGCATCCGGTTCTCGAACTCCTCCGGGTCCCGCAGCCAGTCCTTCATAAAGGCCTGCTGTTTGGGCGTCTGGGTGTACCCCATCCGCTGGTAGTCCGCATCCTCCATGGCCTTGATCAGGGTCTTGTAGTAGCAGGCTTCCCAGCAATACTTCTGGGCCTGAGCCAGGTCTTTGATCATGTCGATCACTTTCCCGGACTCTTCAGTGTCTGCAGAGTCCACGCCCTTCGCCAGCTCGACTTTCTGGGCATCCACCAGAGTGTCCATCATCGAGCGCAAGCTCATCATGCAACGATCCTCCATGTTTCAGCCCTCCTTATGCGATTCGTCTGACCACAAGATTTGCACCAGGCCCCACGGTCAGGTTGGCAGTGCCGGTGTTCACGATACGGATAATATCATACATTCCGCAGCCGTTGCCTACCAGCATGGTCTTGGCCACGTTGTTCAGGTCACCGGCCGCAGCGGTGGTGGAGATCATGGTAGAGCCCGGGAGCACTGCATTCCCTGCGGAAATGCTAAGCTGCACGGCACCTGCTGCCACGCCACCAATGTTGCCCGAAAAGACGATCTCATAGATCCCGTTCAGCCGCAGCCGCACATCCGTCATGCCGGTCTTGTGGCACTCAGCAGTGCAGCGCGTCTTCAGGTTGGTCACGTCAAACGCAATAGCCTGCCCCGGGGTCAGAGTCTGGGCGGTCGAATTGGAAATCTCGATCATGTTCGTTCCTCCTTCTGAATATCAAAAAGAAAGAGCGCCAGGCTCCTTGCCCAGCGCCCTCCATTTTGAATTTAGCTTGCCATGTTGCAGCAGCCGATCAGGCCATTGCAGCCAACAGCAGCATTGGGGTTCTGCACGATGTATGCCGGGTTGGGTGCGGGCCGGAGCTGGCTCACCAGATAGTTGTTCTGTGCCTGCTGGCTGGCCGCCAGGGACATCTGGCTGAGCTGAGTACGGAGCTGGGCGATAGTCTCGTCCTTGTCTGCCATCCGGTTTGCCACCATCTCGTCATGCAGGGCCCGGTAGTTGGCGTTGTCGTTCTGCATGATCTGCTGGGTCTGGTTGGCGATGGCGGTCGTGATGGCACAGGTGTTGGTGGCCATATCGTACTGGATCTGTGCCTGACCCTGACGGTTCTCGCAGCAGCAATTCGACAGCTGGGCCTGCAGAGCGTTGGTGTTCTGCATGTTGGCCACGGTGTCAGCGTTGATGGCCTGCTGAATGCCGAAATTGCCCTGCATGAGGGCGGTGTTCACGCCGTTAAAGCCCTGAAGCATCGCGGTGTTGGTGTTGTTGAAGCCGTTCAGCAGGCTGGTGTTCACGGCGTAGAAACCGTCGCACAGGCCATTCTCGAGGCCATTCAGCTTGTTCATCACGCCCTGGTTGTCGAAACCACGCTGGACATCTGCCTGACTGGCAGTACGGGTACCATTGCCCCGGCCGCCGAAACCGCCATAGCCGTTGCCATCGCAGCCAAAGCCACCCCACAGTGCAAAGAGGATGACGATGATCCACCATGCGCCTCCGCAGTCGCCCCAGCCATTTCCGTTCCGGTTCCCTGTCACAGCAGCGATGTCAGCAAGACTCGGAATGTTCATACCAGTGTTAAACATATCATTTCCTCCTTCGGAAATATCAGTGGATGGATGTTCGGATATGTTCACTGGGCCTTCTTTCAGGCCGCGCGTATCCTGAGCAAAAGCCCAATTCACATCAAAGAGATATGTTTAACGTCCTTTTCAGTTCAACGTCTCTGGAAAAACTGCATCGCCCTTGCGTAGGCCTCTTCTGGGGTCACGCCGTAGCTCTCGCAGAGGTTCCGTGCGATCTGTTCGCCCTTCGCATCGTCTCCATTTTGAATGACGGAGATCATGTTCTGAGCCAGCGGGTTCGACTGCATCTGAGGGTTCTGCCGGAGCAGCTGGTCCAGCATTCCGGCAATGGGATTATTTCGGTTCTGGTTCATGGTCTTCTCCCTTCTTATCTCCTCGGTACGGCTTGCGATAAGGTTTTGTGCGTTTTGGCGTCCGTTTGAGGAGCTCGTCCAGCTTCTGCCGAATATCCTCCAGCTCCGCGTTTGCAGGAGCGGCTTCGGTTTCCGGCGTCGTCGGGGCAAAGACCATCGTTTCGATTTTTCCTACGTTCGAGAGGTATTTCACATAGATACAGCTCATGTCATCCTTCAGAAAGATGGCCGGGCTTCCGTTGTTCGGCACCTCGTTGGGACGGACTTCCGCAATATCACGGATGACCCGCCCGGGCAGTGCCGGGACAGAAGCCTGCTGGTATCCATTTTGATTTCCCAGCCCGGGGTACCCCATGGGCTGACTGTTTTGCCATCCTCCCAGACCGTTCACTCCTTGAGGAAGGCCCTGCGGAGGATATGCACCGTAATAAGGGTTCATAGTGTCCTCCTTTGGTTTATAAGCGGTTATTTTCAGTTTTCCAGTGCCTTTCGCATCTGGTCAAAGAAAAACTGGATCACCCGCCCGATGGTCTCATCGGTAATGATCCACGAGATGAATCTGCCATACTTGCTGTTATTCAGGGCCGCTCTCAGCACCTTCGTCACCCAGGCCTTTCGCTCTGCGCCACGCTTTGTGCCCTGAATTTCCTGCTCGGCCCGGGCTATTAAGTCGAGGACGAGAGGCCTTACGGCGGCACCGTAGCCCAATCTGACGCAGCCCAAGACGTAGAAGATGACGCCGCCCAGCATCAGCACTGCCGCCACCGGGGTGGGCAGGATGCTCAGAAGTTTACTCACTGCTGTCTCCATGTTTGGTCGCTCCTTTCATGAGGTACTTAAGAATGTTCTGATGGCACGCTTCCATGCCATCGTGGTTGTTTCCCGAGAGCTGTGCTTCTAACAGGTTCTGCACGCCGTCCAGGATCAGCAGGACAAGGTCATCGAGATTATTGAATCGCCGCATATCCCTGCCCAGTGCATCCTGCACGCTCATCATCCTGGCCTTCAGCAGCTCCACGTCATCCTTCAGATTTTTTATCTCCTCGTTCTGGGCCTTGTCTGGAGCCTCGGCCAGACCCTTGTACTTTTTCCAGAGATCAACCATCTTGTCCAGCGATGCCACAAACCCGAAGAGGCCGATCATCGCTGCACCGACGACTTTCAACGACTCATACAGCTCCATTATGCCTCCCGGAGCCGGGTCAGCCCCTTTGTCTTGATGATTTTCGGATAGTTCACCGTCGTCACGTCGAGGTCAACCGGCCCGTTGATGCCCGGCACAAAGCCATCACTGCTGTGCTGGTGGGCACAATAATGGAAGTCCACCTTGGGCGTCTTGCCCGTGTAGTCCGCCAGCCAGATGTCCCACCGCCCGGCCAGACGCTCCATCTCAAGGAAGCGGTTGGCATAGCTCGTGTAGGTGTAGATCTGGGCGAAGAACCCCATCTTCTCGATCTGCTCGAGGTGGTAGGCCGCGAGGTTGGTCAGGTCTTTCGGCTTGTGAACAGTCAGCATGGCGTCTTCCATGTCCACCGCCACCGGCATGGTCAGCTCTTTGCCCCGCAGCGCCTTCCGCAGTACCGCCAGCTCCTTCTCAGCCTCTGCCTCGCTCATGGCCTTCGTGAAATAGTAGACGCCAATATCCAGCCCGGCCGCCTTGGCGTTGGCGTAGTTGGTCTCGAAAGTCGGGTCGATGTACGCCTTGCTGGGATTGTAGCTAGCACTGTTCCCGCAGGCCCGGAGCATGACACCCTTGTAGCCAGCCCCCTTGATAGCCTGCCAGCCCTCCATTTTGATTTTTCCCTGCCACCGGCTCACATCGACGAACCGATAGGGCGGGTCTCCCTCCCAGCCGGTCACAGCCTCTGCCCCGGGGGGTTCGGGAGGCTCCGGTGCGGGCTTTGCCTCTTCGGCATCCTGCTCGTCCCCCGGACCAAAGATGGCCCGCACAAGCTTTTCCAGCAGCTCCAGCAGTTTATCCATTGTAGTAGTCCTCCCCCGTGATCTCCTTGTACTGTTCAGGGGTGATCCCCCCCTCGGCCACCCTCTTGGCCAGCTCCCGCTTGACCCCGGGGCGGCGGCTTGCGGGCATCTCTTCCCATTCCTTGGTGCCGGCGACCAACCGGTTCGCCCAGATTTTATCCATATACTACCTCCTTACTTGTTGTTAATAGCGGCATCCAGTTCGCACAGCGAGTCCTCGATAGTCGCCAGCCGCTCTTCCGATGCCATGTCCTGCTCGCACATGGCGTCCTCGATCCCCGCCACGAGGCCGGGCAGCTCTCTGAGCATCCGCTCCTCTTCCAGCTTTTTGTGGAGTTCTTTCAGGCTCTTATCCATCTTCCAAAGACTCATCCGATCACACCTCCGATCATGGTCAGTGTCCCCCCGGTTCCGCTTTCGCCCCGAGTAATCGTCATCTTGTAATTGAATGCAAAGCCCCGGGCGGCGATCTTGTTGGTAAAGGCGTGGTGTACAAAGGCCCGGCTCTCGCCGCTCTGGATGTCGGTGCAGTTCTCCCACACGGGGCTGTCGTCTAAGGCGTTGTTGGTCAGCTCCACGGTCAGGTTCATATCTGCCGGGAAACTGCCCTCCAGCGTCAGCGCGGCCACCGTAATGGTGTCATCTGCCGTCAGCGGCTGGGCCAGCGAGAGGACGGCGCTTGTCACATTTTTGGTAAAGGTAGCTGTCCACTCTGTCGTGGTCTTTTCGTCGTCCACTTCCAGCGTCAGGGTATTTTCTCCGTTGAGGATCTGCTGGAATAGGGCTTTTTCGCTCAGGCACTGTACTGTGAGTTCGGTGCCGGAGGCCACGTTTTCGCGGACGGCCATCTCCACACCGTTCACCTTTTCGGTGATGCGCATGGGGTCTCCGTCGCCGTCTGTCACGGTGTAGGGCAGTGCAAACGGCTCGTTTTTCTCGCCGAGGTCGGTGCCGCTCGCACCCACATCGGAAGTGACTTCCGGCGGCTGGTTCACAGTCGGGAAGCCGTCTTTGTCGATGTACAACGTCTCCGGCAGGGTGAAACAGGGAAGATAGCCGATATTATAATTGTAAGCCTGTTCAAGATTGAAACTAGCCCCACTTGCGCTACTTACGTACATACCATTGGCAAAGTAATATATACTATCGCCGTCGCTGTCGGTACGGTGGTCCGTATAGGCTGGTCCAGGGCTTCTTGTCCAAAAGGCACCATAAGAGCGTATGGCTGCTAATCGAGTACGTGCCGCAGTAGAAAGAGTCGTACCGTCCGAATAGTTATAACTCCCAAAGTGCGATACCCCCAATTCCACTGACGAGATTGCAAAAAAGCTAAAGCCAGCACTGGTCACATCCATATTATAACTAGGACTGCTGTTGCCAAAAGGATTATGCAAGCTGTTAACATGGATTTTCGTACTCCCAATCCAGCTTTTCACAGTCGTTGTGAAGTTGGCCAAATAAGTATTCCTATAATATGAACACTCCAAACAGCTGGGCCAATAAGAAGCGTTGGACCTACTATTTCCTGTTCGTGTGCCTTTCGTCGCCGGACTCTCCCGGCAAAACATCGTCCGTCCCTTGCCGTTCAGGCTGGACTCGTAATTGTGGCATAGCGCATAAAACTTGACTTTGGTGCTGCCTTCCATCAGGTAGACATATCCGTCACCAATGGCCAAATCTTTGATCTGCATTCAAATCCTCCTTTCTCTTAAAACTCCACCCGGCACATTGGTTTGTTCCACACACCCTCCAGCGCCACGCCGTCCAGCGTATCAAATGCCGAAACAAAACTGATACCGCTTACATCTGTGCCATGCACCATCTCCAACAGTTTGATGCGCACGCCGGTAGCCGCAGCGTCCGCCGCAGCGTTTGCCACTGTGAGGGTCTTGTCGGTGTTGGCAATAGCCGCCGCATCGCCGGCGTATTTCTTTGCGGCCTCTTCGCTCTTTTTGGCCTCGGCCTGACTGTTTGCCGCCTCATGGGCACTGTTCTCTGCGTCCCCCTTGATGAGTTCGGCTTCGTCCCTGCTGGCAGCCGCTGCCGTTTCGCTTCCCTTGGCGTTGGTCTCGCTGGTCTTTGCTGCATCTTCGCTTGCCTTGGCTGCATCTTCGCTTGCCTTGGCGGCTTTGGCCGAGTCCACAGTTACTTGCCCTACCGCCAGCACATTCTCCAGGCCCTGGGCAATGTATTCTCGCACCTCCACGCCGTAGATCGCCTTCCGCACGCCTTCTACAGCGGCCTTCATCTTCTTTATGATCTCGTCAAAATTCATCCGATAATCACCTTACTCCTTCAGAAGGTCCATTTTGAATTTTTACCCTACACTGTTCAGATAGCTGATAGCGCCAACGACCTTGTCTTTCAGCACCGCTGCCAGGTTTCCGACGGTCCATTGACGCCGGGAAAGCGATGCGCTGGTCAGCCCAAAGGTAAAGTCCTTGTTGTCCGGGGCGTCCAGAGGCAGGCGCACCTTGGTGCATACCATCCACATATCAAAGCTGTGGGGATTGCTTAGGATGTGGGTCCGCAGCAGATACCCCAGCTTGTCCACCTTTTCCCCCATGTCCTTCCGGTCAAAGGCCCGGACGGTCAGGGTGGGTTCTGCCTCTTGCTTGTACTTGGCCAGCTCCTCACTGGCGGCAGAACTCAGGGTACTGTAGCTGGAGGCCTTGCCATCCACATAAATATGCCGGGAGCGCAGGCCGTACCGCTGGATCGACAACGCATTCTCCGATGTGCTGGAGATGGCGTTGTAACTGATCTTCTTAAAGATCCACCAGCCCTTCTTCACCGTGGTGATGCCGTGGGCCGTTACGCTGTTCACGAGGTCGGAACTGCACTTCTCATTTAGCACGAAGTCCAGCATGTTCACGCCGTACTCGATGCTCTGTGTGGTGCTTGGCACATCCTCAGGTTTCAGATAATCGTAGTAGAAAAAGTAGTCCTCGGTGCCCGGGTCATTAGCCAGCCGAAGCCGCAAATATCCCTCGTCCTTGTCCAGCAGATAGGTGCTCAGGATGCTCCACAGGCTGCCAAACTGATCGCCGCTGTCACTGGTGTCCACATACCGGTTGGCCACCGTCACCTTGCCCCGCATCATGCAGTTGGCAGGGTTCTCCCCCTTCCGGCTCTTGTCGGCGTTCATTACGATGGAAAGCAGACTGGATTCCGAGCAGCTGTTGTACGAGCTGGCCGAGAGTCGGGTGTTGATCTGCCCCAGCTCGTTCAGGATGCCGTCCGCCGTCACCGTCTTGTCCAGATTGAATTCCAGCTCGCACTCCGTCACACGGCCAAAGAAGATGCACTCGCTGTCCTCCTCCACCATGATCCAGGTGCTGCCCATCACAAAGTCGTCGTAGTAAGGGTTCTTCACCCGGCCAAAGCGGGTCTCGGCCTGGTACGGCACCCGGCACGAAAAGCTTCCTGCCGATTTGTTCTCCAGCTCCACGCTGGGGTCTGCCACGATGCCCTGGGTCTCTTCGCCCTCCACCGAGTCGCCGTAAGAGTCATATACCAGCACCTTTTTCGTCCAGTTGAACCGGGCCGTGCTGCTGTTGGTAAACTTCACCGATACCTGACCGGCATATACCTTATATCTCATTTTGAAATATCTCCTTTACAGGTACGCCGGCCGGTAGTCGATGCTCACCGTGGTGTCCTCCTGAGCCTGCACCACCACCACACGGCCGTTGGTGTTCAGCGCAGTACCCACGATGCCAATGTTGGTCTTCACGTCGGGCTTCAGCACAGCGCCCTCACCGGCGTAAAACCGGACGAATCCGCAGAACAGCTCAAAGCCGCCGCAGTCCGGTGCCAGCGCCGCAGCCCCTGTGCCAAAGTCGAAGTAGTCGTTCTCTGTCAGGGCATCCTTGGGGATGTTGGGGGCGTATATCTTGCCGGTGGCCTCCACCACGATCTCGTAGGCGGTGTTCTTGGCAAGCTCAGCGCTCAGATCTGCCGTCAGCTCGATATGCGGCTGAGACAGAACATTCACTGTGCTGGTAATGGGCACCGTAGCACTGGCCATCAGTACACTGGTCCCCTTCTTCCGGATGGATACCGTAGCTGTCCCGGTGCTTACAGGACTCACGGTAAAGTTCAGTCCCATGATGGCAATGTCGTACTGCTTTGTCACCAGCGGCATCACAAGGGTCTGCAGCCGGCATTCATAGCTCGTACCTCCGGAGCTGTAGGTCTTCAGGTAGTCAAAGCGGGTCGTGGGCATGGACTCCTGGCTCAGCAGGGTGTAGTCCACTCCATTTTGATTCTGCATGTTGGAGGTCGCCGCGCCGCTGCTGGTCACGAATACCGCGCTGGGCTTGTCCGTAAATACCAGCGGAAACGTCTCTCTCGTCCCGGCCGGCAGGGTCACGCCGTGCATCTTCACGGTAGCCAGGTCGGTCTCAAAGCAAAAGGGGTCCCACAGCCAGTCGTCTCCGTCCTCTGCCAGCAGGTACTTGTATGGGTACAGCCGGTATTGCAGGGTGATCTTGGTATGGTTGTACTGCTGGCTGGGAGCCTCGCTCACCCAGATGCGTCCCACCCAGTAAAAAAGCGGGTCGTCGTCCAGAACGATCCGCGTCTGGAACGGCCGGGCCATCTTTTCCTTCAGCCGGGCCATAATATCCTGGTACGCCAGGTTTCCCACCGGCCCCCAGAAGTTGTTTTTCTCTCTCCACCGGTCGGTGTCTACGTAGAATTGCCAGTTTCCTTCCCGGTCACTGAACACCGGGTACCCTGTCAGTCCGTGGCTCAGGTCAGCCACGCCGCTCATACCCTCCACTTCAAGGGTCATGGTCTTTTCCGTAGGCGGCTGCACGATCGGCCGACAAACAGGGATCAGATAAAGATCCCTCCAGGTATGTGTGTCACCAATGGTGATCCCATGTGGTATCGTCTTCATCTGGTCCCCCTTTCTCGGTCATTCGGGCGGTGCAAGGCTGTAGCTGATCACGGCCTTGATCCTGCCGTCAGAGTCGGAGGCATAGCTGCTTACCCAGCATCTCCCCCGGTAGCTCGTAATGTTTCCTTTTCCGTCCGGCACGTCCACCAGCACTCTCCGACCCTGCAGGTAGTACAGCAGGGCGTGGTAAGTGGCAAGCCATGTGCTGTCTGTCACCATCCATCCATCGGATTCTTCCCGGTGGATGTCTCCGTAACAGTCCCAGAAGGTGTGGCTCTTGCCGTCCGGTTCATAGTAAAATGTCCAGCTCCCCTCAGCATTCTTGAACACCCGCTTCTCCAGCGGGGCATATTCAATGGTGCCGTGCCAGGGAGCTGCTTCCAGGGTGCGGATCTGCTCCTCAAAGGGAGCCACCGTCAGCGGGTCTGCCGGGATCAGCATCAGCTCGTCGGTGCTAAAACTCTTCACCGGAGCTTCGGCGGGGATATGGAAGGTCAGCCGGGTGTACAGCTCTGCCCCTTCCGGGGTCACGTCTCTGCCAATACCCATCCTTACCGTCCTCTCTCCGCCAGTTCGCCAAGGGCGGTGTTCATGTCGCTCTTGATCTCACCTACCAGCTTCCGGCTGTTCATCACGACCTTCATGCTGGCCACAGCCCTTGCCACACCGTCGATCCGCTCGCCCATGCTCTGGATCGCATCCACCACATCACGGTTCCCGCTGGCCGACAGGGCCTCCGGGTCGTTGGGGTCTGCTTTTCCATTTTGACGATTGGCGTTCTGGTTCACCGTCCCGGCAAGGTTTACCGAGCGGGTTGCGCTCAGGGTCACGGCCCGGTCTCCTGCCAGGCGGGAGTCCATCCAGTCCAGAGCGTTCTCTGCATTGGTCAGGTCTACCACCGGCTGGATGCTTGGGTCGCTTTCGTCGTTCAGCACGTCCAGCAGTCTCATGGCGCTGCTCTGGGCAATGTCCAAAGCGCCATCTGCCACGGCCTCAAGGCTCTGGTCCACGCCATCAGCGGTGTTCGTGATGCCGTTCGCCAGACCTTCCATCAGGTAGCCGCCGATCCCGGCAAATACCGTCGAGGGCGAGTGGACGCCAAACAGCTTCTTCACACCGCTGATGATGCCTGCAAAGGGCGAGATGATAAAGCTGCCAAAGGTCTTTGCACCTGCTTTCACGCCTTTTCCGAGGCCGCTCACGAGGTTCGAGCCGATGCGCTTCATGCCGTCCCAGAGTCCCGAAGCCTTCTCCTTGATCCAGTCCCAGGCTTTGCCGATACCGGCCTTCACCTTGTCCCAGTTCTTCACCACGGCAGTGCCTACCAGGGCCGCACCTGCAACACAGGCACCCACCAGCAGTCCGTGAGGGCCGAGACTTGCCGCCACCTTGGCAACGCCCATGCCTACATTGGCCAGAGTTCCCGAGGTGGCAGCTCCGGCAGCGGCGGCAGCAACCTTGGCGGCTCCCGCAGCCTTGGCAACGGTGGTCACACCGGAGGCCACATTGGCGGTGGCAGTCCCCACGCTGCTCAGTACCGGCACCAGGTCTGTGGCGGCTTTTGCGGCTTTTCCAAGGCCCAGAGCGCTCTTCCCGGCGCTGAGCCATTTTGAGATCCCGCTTCCTCCGCCGGCAACGCCGGTGCTCTTCCGGCCCAGAAGTCTCTTGATAAAGTCCAAAGCCTTGGAGAAGAATCCTCCGCCGCCGGAGCCTCCCGGGTTCATCCCTCCCAAGAGCTTCGAGAGAAGCTGGGCAAACAGGCCGTTGCCGCTAAAGGCGCTCCGCAGTGCATTCCCAATGGCCTCGCTCAGAGTCCGGCCAAAGTCCGTGCCTACAATGTCCAGCACAGCCTCAAGCCCACTGGCCACCGCACTGCCCCAGTCGCCCCGCATGACACTTACCACAGCGTTCATGGTGGCGGCCATGGTCTCGCTGGCACCCTCTCGTGAGTACAAGCCGATCAGGTTGGTCAGGTTCTCTGCAAAGGCCGGGTTTACTTTCTTCCATACCTGGTTGAACCCGTTGTAGATGGGTTTCCAGTTCTTCGAGATGGTATACCCGAGCTGCATCATAGCCTGCTTGCCGTTTTCGCTCATGTCAAACGCCGAGGCCAGACTCTCCGCAAATCCCACAAAGTTGTACTGCTCGTCCTGCAGCTCTGCCAGTGCGTCCAGAGCCTCCTCGCTGTCCTTCTTGCCCTGGGCTACGTAGAAGTCATAGGTCTTCTGGTATTCCGTCAGCTTTTTCAGCGAGGTGCTCATGTTGCGCATGGCAGCGCCAACACCCATCAGGGAGCTCATGGTTCCCTGCATGGCAGCACGACGGGCTTCCTTGGAGCCTTCGCCGTACTTCTCTACCGCCTGTTCGTAAGCGCTTTCCCGCTCCGAGAGGCTGCCGTCATCGTACAGCTTTTCCAGCATCTTCTGCCGGTTCGATACGATCTTGGCTTCCTTCTCGTATCGGGTGATCTGGTTGGCAAACTGGGTAAGCTGGGCCTTCTCAAGCTCGTTGATCAGCTCCTGCTGCTCCTTCTGCTCTTCCAGATACTTCCGGTATGCCACCTGGGTCTGCTGGCTCTGCTCCCCAAACTCTTCCTTGAGCTTGGTATATTCCTCCTCGGCAGCCGTTACCACCTTGGCCTGTGCATCGATCTTTTTGTTGATCTGCATCATCTGCCGGTTCGAGCGCTCTGCTACCGTGGCGGTGTCCTCGTACATGGATACCCACAGGTCGTACTCATCCTCGGCGGTCTTGGCGTCGTTCTCATACCGGCTCAGTACATCGCCCCAAATGTCGCTGTGGCGGCTCTGCCTCAGCTTCTCCAGATTGGCCTTCTCATCCAGCAGGGTGTTGTAGGCGTCCTTGGTCTTGTCGTTCCCGGCACCTACCCGGGCCAGCAGGGTATCGTACTGCTGCTGTGCAATGGCCACTCGGTCTGCCTGCAGCTCGATCTGCTTGGTCACCACCTCAGTCCGCTTTGCCAGAAGCTCCTCGTTGGTCACGCTGTGCTCGCTCTGCAGCTCCCACAGGGCGGTCTCCTTGCTCAGCGCATCCTGCAGGTACTTGTTGGCCTTCAGCTTCTTGCTGTACTCCTCTGCAAGGGTCTCCGCAAGGCTCTTTCCGGTCTTGGAAGCCTCCGTCTTGGTAGTCGGGTCTGTTGTGCCCGGCGTAATGTCGTCGACCGCTTTCTTGTAGTAGTCTCCGAATGCACCGAAGTAGCCTGCAAGCCTGCTCTTAGCGGCCGCAGCAATGTCATTCACGCCCCATGTTGTATCCGTATTCGCCGTCTGGATACCATTCTTGCCAGGAATAAGCGTCGAGTCCTGAATGGCCGTCTCAAACTGCTTCCTGGCCGTCTCAACGCCATTTCTCAGGGGATTCGAGCCGCTCCCCAGAGGGTCCATTTTGAATGCAGCGTAGATGCCCTGCATCTTGTCCTGCACCAGCGTGGCCGCCTCGTCCAGCGCCTTTCCCACGCCGCCCTTCACTTCGGAGGCAGTGTTGTAGCTTTCGTCGTAGAGCTTCTGCCGTGCTTCCGGGTCGCACATTCCCAGCACCGCGCCCTCGAGGATGTTCTCCGCATCGCTCATGGCGAGGTCACTTGGCGAGTGGATGCCCCAGAAGTTCGTAAAGACGGTACGGATGCCGGTGGCCACGTTCAGCATGGCAGCCTTCGCCTTCGCCAGTGCGTTCTGGTCGCCGATGCCTTCCGCCAGTCCCAGTGTCACAAACCGGCCAATTTCGGCCATGACCTTGGAGGGAGAATGCTGGTCGAGGTCATCTTTCATGGTCTCTACAGCTGTATTCGCCACATTCGAACTGGCCTGCTTCACCTGTGCGATGGCGTCTTTGTCAGTCTCACCATTAGCAAATCCTTCGGTCGCATACTTGCCCGTGCCGGTCATCTGCTGATAGAGCCCTGCCATAAAGCTGTCGCCATGCTCCAGTTCGTCGAGGAAAGGCGCAAATGGGTTTTCCCACTTCAGCCCCAGCAGGTCGAGCAGACTGAAATTCTCAGCCTTTTTCTTGACCAATCCGGTAAACTTGTCCCAGAGGTCATTGAGAGCGGGCTCACATTTCACCCAAATATAATCGAGAAGTTTGATGATAACATCGATCAGCGTGGTGCCTGCTGCATAAAGTGCTTCTCCGATGGCAGGTGCAGAAAGAACGATAGCAGAGCATACTGCTTCTATGATCTTGGCAATGGAAGTCGCCAGCGTCGAAGCAACTTCTGCCAACCCCTTGATGATTCCTGTAATAAATTCAACAACCAGCCATGCCGCCGATTTCAAGGCTTCGATAAAGACCTGGAAATTAAGATTCTGGAGCAGAGTAAGACTGGATGCCAGATTCCCAATAAACATGGCTGCCGAATTTAGTGCCAGCAATGCACCGATGCTCAGTGCAAGAGCGCTGATAGATAGTGACAATGCAACGATGACCGGTGTCAGAGGAGCAAGGATCGCTGCAGCAACACCAAGGGCGGTGAATGCGCCCGCAACGGCAAGAAGCGCCATGCCCATTTCGGTTAGGCTCAGCGAGCCAAGTTCTTTTATCGCCGGTACAAGCAGGTTCACAGCTGCGGCCATCGTTGTCAGCGCCACGGCCGCTCCGAGAGTTCCTTTCGCGAGATTCAATGCAAGCACAAAAACGCCGATACTGGCACCTGCTGTTGTAAGTGCCTTCCCGATCTCAGTCCAGTTCATCTCGCCAAAGCTCTTGAAGGCCGATACCAACAGGTTCATGCTGCCCGCCAGCATTAAAAACGCAGCACCGTTTCCGATGCCGAATTTTACGCCATTCATAAGCTTTGCTGCTAAAACAAGAACTGCTGTGATTCCGGATATACCTCCAAGCCCTTTCGCCATTTCTTCCAGTTTTAGACCGCTAAGTGCTTTGAGTGCCGTTGTGAGAATGCCGACAGCACCTGCAAAAGCGATAAGTCCGGCTGCTCCCTTCAGAAATCTTACCTCATCCTTGGAGAGTACAGCACCTACAATAGTAAGTCCAGCCATTACTCCGCCAAGTGCTGCAACACTTGCAAGAAGATTACTTTTGTCAATGGTAGAAATGACTTTCAGCGCACCGGACAGCACAAGGACTGCAGACGAAACTGCCATCATTCCCGTGCTTACAGCCATTAGTTTCAAAGAGCTTACGTCTTTCGAAATGAGTGCAAGTGCTTTCATCACACCGAGCAGCCCCAGAAACACTCCGGTCATCGCCTCCATCGAAGCACTCAGTCGTTCCGGTTTTATCATTGATACAACAGCAAGCGATGCTGCAATGATACCGATAGATTTCGCGATCGTGATCAGTGTTTCCGATTTTTTCGCTTCTTTCCATGCATCGATTGCTTCACCGAGTGAATCGATAGTATCTTTAATGCCTCCGATAATACCTTTTGCACTTTCCCCGACAGACTTGATTCCATCGAGGAAGCTCTTCACAGAGGCCAGAATACCGACGCTCAACCCTCCGGTGATAAAGTCTTTCATCCTTTCCGGATCGAAGCTGTTGAAAGCATCTTTTGCTCCATTTGCAAAATTAGAAAATACTACGTCAGCCTCTTTTCCAAAAGAATAAAGCACCGGTGCAATGGTCTGGACAAAACCAGTGATCATCGAGCCAAGTGCTTCCAGCGGGTCAAGGCTTTCATCTACCGAGGATACAAATCCTCCGATGCTGGCAGTCATTCCAAGCAGGACATCGCCAAGAGGGACTGCCGCACTAAGAACATTTGCCGCTGTCTGTACGACGGTTTTCAGCATGTTCACGCCAACACGGATGACTGAAAATACACCCTCAAACGTCTTCTTGATGTTCGCCGCCGTCTTATCCGAGATGATGAGCTTCTGGGTCAGCAGGTCGAACCGTTCGGCGATTGTATAGATTCGGTCGCCGTCTGCAGGCGGGAAAATCTCGTTGAAGGCCTCCTTGATGGGCGTAACCAGCTTCCCGATGGCGTCCATGATGTTCCAAAGCCCCTGTATCAGGTGCTCCCGGCCCGATACCCTTCCGATGGCCTCAGCATATCCTTCGAGGTCCAGTGTTCCATTTTGAACAGCCTCGTTCAGTTTCACGAACTGGTCGTGGGCCTTCTGTATGGCGTCCTTGTCGTACCCCTGCGCGTCCAGCTCCTTATCGCTCAGGGCCAGCAGTTTCTCGGTGCTGGTGCGGGCTTCGTCCAGCGCCTGCCGCAGCGTATCGGCGCTCACGCCATTTTCCTGCAGGGCCGCGCCGAAGCTCCCTGCCTCCTCGATCTGCTTTTCCGTCAGAGCGCCAGTAGCCAGTGCTACCTGCTCCAGTGCATAGGTGTAGGCGTTGCCCTGGTCACCCAGCTCGTTCGAGAGCATCTGCTGCCAGCCGGTGTCGAGGCCCGCTTTCATCCGGTCGTTCAGGGCGTCGATGGACGGCACGAAGATGTCATACAGCCGGTTCGCCAGCTCCGTCCAGGTGTCGGTTGCCTCTTCCTTGTTGCCAAAGAGAGTCTCGAAGACGGCCATCCATTTTGAACTGACGGCGTCTTTTGTGGAGTCGATGGCCTGCGCGAAGCTGGTGGCCTGCTGGGCAGCGAGGGCGGCGCGTTCTGCCAGCTCTCCGTACTGCCCTTTCAGCTGTTCCAGCGCCTCCGAGCTGGTCATACCTTTGTTCTTCTGGGTCAGCTCATAGGCCGCCTCCATCATGGAAGCATACTTCCCGAAGGTCTTTTCCATGACCTCCGTGTTGGCCCATTTCTTCTGCAAGCTCGACTCAAAGCTGGCGATGGTCACTTCACCCTTCTTGATGACCCCCAGCTCCTCCGCAGTGTCGATAAGCTCCTGTTTCAGGGCTTTCGTCGCCGTACCCATCAGGTTCAGGCTCTTCCAGTCCTGTAACTGTAAGTGTCCTGCGCTGTAGCTCTGGGTCAGGTTCCGGATGGTGCTCTGGAACGCAAAGCCAGTCTTACCCGCATCTGCCGTGGCGTTTGCAATACCCATGATCATAGGGATCATCTTATCGATATTGCCGCCCGCCGCCGTCATCTGCGAAAGCGCGCTGGTCATCTCGCTGAAACTGTAACTGGTCTCGTCCGAATACCACATCAGCTTGTTCAGGTAGCCGTTCACCTGATCGATGCTCTTGCCGGTGGCGTTCATGATGGTCTGCACGTTCGAGGTCTTCTCTGCGTACTTATTCCATCCGCTGGTGATCTGATCCAGTGACAAGCTCTTCACCAATCGTTCGCCGGCATTCATGGCCTTGCTGGTAATGTTCACCAATACCGTGGCGGCCATAATATCCAGAGCCGAAAACTTCTGCTGCAAGGTGTCCAGCGAGCGGTTCATGGTGGCAAAATCCACTTTTTCCGCAGCCGCATCCAGCTTCTCAAAGCCCTTTTCGGCCCCTTTGAACTGCAGTTTCTCCATCATCCGGTCGATGGAGTCCATGGACTTCTTTGTGTTTTTCTCAAAGTTCGCATTGTTGAACTGCAGTTCTACAACACGCTGGTCTACTTCACGGCTCATTCTGTTCTCACCTCACCCCATGCCCGTTCTGCGATCCTCTCAAAAATAGGCCGCATTGCCGGGTTTATGTAATCCACTCCCTCTACATACCCGCCATTCCGGGTGCCGTGTCCGTATTGCAGGATCACCGCAATGGGCACTCCATCCACGATGTTGGAGTTGGACCATGTAATGGTGATGCTGTTCTCGTCCCGGTGTACGGCATAGCTCCAGCTTGCGGCGGTCTTCCCGGTGTCCTTGGGGGTGGCCCTCGACAGCGCCTCTACCCCCTCCCGGCCATACTGAGCCAGAATATCGTCCAGCTTCAGCGCCGAGCACCGCTTCAAAAATCCCTTTGTTTTCTTCCAGTCGCCTTTCTGTCGGCACACGATCACCTTTGGCATTTCTTACCCCCTCGTGTGCAGCTTTGCTTTCCGCTGCTCATTCAGCATCCTCTGCTGAGCCATTGCCTCGGCCTTGCTCATTTTCCGGGGCGGGTTGTTGGCTTCCTGGCCCACCCGCAGCAGCGTCAGCAGCCGGTTCAGGTGCCATTTCTCACATTCCTTGGGGATCCCAAGCTGGAACATCTGGTAATACAGCACCTCCGCAGTGGTCTCTGTGCCTCCTCGCCTGGGGCGGGGCTTCTGCTTTACAGTCTTCCCGTTCCTGGGCTCGTTCGGCTTTGGCTCGCCCCGAAACCAGGTAGCGGTCATGGGGTCGTCCATATATATGTTAATGGCATTCATCTGTTCTCTCGTCAGCCGCCGGTATACCTCGGGGTCAACCCCCTTCGTCACGGTCATACAGCGGATATAGTCCATCTGCTGTTGAGCCGTCAGGTTTCCGACGTTCGACAAAAACGGAATATGCCATTTGCTTTCCCAGTTAGCCAGGGAGAGCAGACTGTGCTCTAACCTCAGCTCAACGGGCTCACCGTACCGGAACTCGGCCTTCTGTGGGTCCCAGCTCTGTGTTCCGGCTATTTTGATGGTCAGCATCGTCTGCTCCTCCTGGCATCAAATGTGTGGGCAGCGTGCTATGCAGTACGCAAAGCACGGTTCGGTATCATCAGGTTACGGGTTCAGCACAGCAAGGCCGGGCTGAGAAACAGGGGCCTTAGCGGCCTCATTGGTCAGGTCTTTGGGCAGAATGCCGTTCACAAAGTCCTCGGCAGCCTTGCCGTCGCCGCTCAGCAGCTCGATGTACAGGTCACTGTAGGCCTGGGTAGCCATAAAGTCGTCCAGAACCTGCTGGTTCTTCACGAACTTCCTGCCGTCGGGGCTCAGCACACCATAGCTGGCGCAGATGATCTTCTTGAACAGGTGGGTCAGCTCAAGCTGATTCTTTGCCTCCACGATCTTCTTCACCGTCTCCACAAAGCCGCCGTCGGTGCAAAGCTGCATCTCCATGATCTCCGCCTTGGTCAGGTTGAAGTAGTAGTCTTCCGTTCTCTCGGTACCACCGAAATCCACGGTGGTCATCGTCTTCTTAAGCATTTTTCTTCTCCTTTGTCCCGTTATTAGGCGGCAGCCTCGGTGTCGGTGATCAACTTGATCAGCTCATCCGGGCTGGGCAGGGTGGCCTCGCTGGCAGCCTCAACACCGGAACCGCCGTCAGAGCCCCAGAGCTTGTTCTGGATCGCCAGCACGGTCTTCTCCTTCAGCTTGGAGCAGTCGATCTCCATATGGCAGGTGGGGCGATGACCCTTGACATTCACCGGAGAGGCACTGCATTCCCAGCTGAAAATGATGGCATCGGGGTTGTCGTTGGTGCTGGAGTAGCTCTTCTCGCTGGGCGAAGCAGTGCTGTTCCATGCCACGTGGATCTTCTGGCCGGCCTCGTCAGTGATGTCATTGCCCTTGGTGGTCACCCAGCTGAAGCCAAATGCCTTGCGCTTCTGCTGGCCGATGGTCACGCCGGGAGCCACCTGGGCAGAGCCATCGCAGGCCTCCCACTCCGCAGGGTAGGTATAAGCCTCGATGGTGTAGCCATAATCCTCGGCGCTGCGCAGGCTTGCGTACTTGATGTCATCGGCGTAGAGCTTAGTCTCCTCTGCACCAGAGGGGCTCTCGGTCACAGCGGTCAGGCCGTTCCAGGCGGAGCCCTTCTCGTAGGTGCCCTCAGCGGTCATGGGGTACAGAACGCCCATCTTGGTGCCCATTTCGTAAAATTTCTCACCAACGGCGTCCCAAATCAGTCTTGCCATAGTCATTCCTCCTTCTTAAACATAGGTCGTAAACACAGTGTGATATAAGTTTTCCGAAACAAAACAGCGGTCGTAGGCGCATTTCGGCAATACGCTTACGGCCGCTTTCAGTTTCGAGTCGGGGTCGTTATCCATCACCGTCACCGTATAATGGGGGCGCTGGATATAAACTCCGTCATTGGCGTGCTCATTCCGGATACGGCTTTCGCTGTACACGATACAGGGGTATTTCAGCTTGTATCCGGCAGGCGGCTGAAAGTAGAGGTTCTCTTTCCCGGTCGCCTCCCGCAGTACCTTCCGCAGCAAAGCGTCAAGCTTCAGGCGTGCTTCCATTCCAGATTCCTCCTAAGGTCAGCACCAGTCTTGGGTACTGCACCTTCACATTCGTGATCTTCCAGTGCTGCCCGCAAAACGTGGCATATCGCATGGCGTAAAGGTTGTTTTGTGCAAATGGGTCGGCTACAACGCTCAGTTGGTTTCCCACTGTAACATCCTCATTGATCTTGTCGCTCCCCTGCATCAGCCGCCCAAACTCCAGCACGTCGCCGTAATAGCTCCGTTCCACGATCCGCTCTGCGAATACGCTGGGGGCCGATTCTTCCGTGTCCTGCGCAAACCCGATCTTCCCGCTCCATTTCATAGTAGATCCTCCCTAAGGAACCCGAGTTGGGGTGCCCAGCAGCCGCTTCACTGTCGCTCGCGTCTCGCTGACCCCGGCCAGTTCCTCACTTCGCTGTTTCCGCCACTGGCGGCGCTCAGTTCGTCACCATTTTGAATTTTGTACGGCAGGTCAGTTTGCTATTACTAACTCGATGACCTGCTTTTACTCCGCTGCCACGGTGCAGGTCGTAGCGGTAGTGCCGTCATACACCACCACACCGGCAGCCAGCAGAGCGATAGGCAGGTAGGTCTTGGCGCCGTCCACGATCATCAGGCGGCCCAGCTTAAAGGCCTTCTCCACGTCATCCTTCTTCGCCTGGGTCTTGTGTGCCTCGTCCTCGTACAGCTTCTTGTCGGTGTGCAGGTAGGCAACGTAGTTTGCCACATGCAGGTCGTGGCCAGTCTCGTAGTAGGGTTTCAGCATTATAGTTCCTTTCCGCCTGCCCTTTGTCGCAGGGCTCGGCATTTCATGTAATACAAAACCTCTCTCGTCTTATAGGAAGCTTAAGCAGCCCACTCAACAGCAATGGCGCTGTACGGGGTGGTCAGTGCGCCAGAGCAGCGGGTCTCGATCAGGTACTTCATAGCGTTGAAGTCGATGTCGAAGTCGTCGAACATGGAGACAGCGCCGCCCTTGTCTGCGCCAACCGTGTAATCGGAGAGGTTGACGATGATGCCGAACAGGTCGCCGCCCTTGGCACCCTTCATGCCTTCCATCTGAGGCACAGTCACGATGTTGGAGACACGCAGCTTGCGGGCCAGCGCAGCCTCGTCGGCATACAGAGTGTGGCCGATGGTGTCCTCCAGCAGGAGCATCTCGGTCAGGGCATCCTCTGTGGTGAACAGGGTGGGGGTGCCGGCACCCTTGTACTCCTTGCGGGAACGCAGGATGCTCTTGATGGCGGCCTTGTACTTGTCCTCCACGGCAGTCAGACCGGTAGTGGACACCTGCACCTTGATGGTAAACAGGTCTGCGTCGTTGAACACCGGGCGGATGCAGTTCTCGTCCACCTTGTCCTCGCTGGCAGCGGGGCGGCCGTCACCGATCAGGATGGCACGGGCGATCTCCTCGTTCAGCTTCAGGCGCATCTCGCTCTTCAGCCATGCAATGACGTCGAAACTGGTGATGTCAATGACGTCGTCGCGGTCCATCTTCTGCTTCTTGTAGACGGTGGTGGGGCTGGTGGAGCGGCGCAGCAGGCCAAAGACCTGTTCCTTCTTGAAGTTACCCTTGATGTAGCCCTTGGCACATGCATCCTCCTCGGTCAGGTCAGCGAACATGCTCTTGAAGCGGCTGAAGGGGATGTGATGCACAGCGCTCATCACCTTGCCGACCCAGGTCTGGTCCTTGTCGATGATGCGGGGCGGGTTGTCCAGCACCTTGTCGTCGGGGAACAGCCACTCCACGTTGTCGATGCCGTGGCTCAGGTAGGCCAGCTCCTCACCGGTGATGTCCGAGTTCTCGAAAGCCGCCTTCATGGTGCCGCTGCTCTTGGCACCCTTGATAACAGCGTTGATGTCGCCGATGCTGTGCTTCAGCACGGTCTCAGTGGTGTCACGGTCAAATACATTCTGCTTCACGGTCGTATCCTCCTCACCGTCGTCTTCGCCGTCCTCGCTGTCTGCCGCTTCCATTACAAGGCCAACAAGCGCATGACAGCATTCTTTCTGCTCGTCGGTCATGCTGTTGTACACTTCCTTGAGTGTCTTACCGTTTTTCTCTTCGTCCGCCATTCCGGCATCCTCCTGTTTCGTGTCGTTTCCGTCGTCGGCGCTGTGGGTCAGCTCCTCAAGCGGGTTGCCCTCCGGGTCCAGCCCATGGGTCAGGCTCAGGCCCTCGTCGTTGTAGATAAAGGCCTCGCCCTCATCGTAATCTTCATCGGCGCTGTGCTTCACTACCTCGTCGATGAGCGCACCCGGGTTGCAGCCTGCCAGTACGAGGCTTACTTCCCGGATAAAGCCGTGTTTCACGGTCTTCCCCACCTTCTGCAGACCGTTGGCATAGATGGAAAAGGCGTTCAGGTCGCCGTTCTCCACGCAGGCCTTGGCCGTCCGGCCGGTGTCCGTATCGTTGAACTTGGCGTAGCAGTATACGCCCTGGGGCCGGTTTTTCAGCAGACAGTGGCCGATGACATTGTCCACGCTCGAGTGGTCGTGGTTGTACACCATCGGCACGGTCTTGCCGTCGCACTCCTTAAAGGCGTCCGGCGCGATGGTCAGTCCGTCGTAACAGCGGGTGTTGGCCTTCGTAGCCCATCCACTGCAATCATAATCGATAGCCATTTTGAAATTCAGCATCCCCTTTCTAATATCCAAGCATTCTTGCATCTGCATCTTTCCCGTCCGCAACGATCTACTGCTGTCCTACAGCTTCCTCGTTCGACCGACTGATGTTCGCATTCCGCAGCTCATCCGCCTTCGGGTCCTTCGAGGGCTTCATGCCGATGGCCTGCCGCATCTCGTTCGAGGTCATGATCTCGTTGCGGGTAAACTTGTCTGCGATCTCTGCCACAGCCGACACCGGCGTCAGCTTGAACGGGTCGCGGAAGAACAGCACGCTCTCACTCTTTTCATCTCGCTGCTCTTTCGTCAGGAACTTCCGTTTGAACTCATCCACGGCGGCCGCTACGATGGGCTCGATGGTCCTGTTCTCGTAGTTAGTCATCACCTTGTCGTCCGCAGTGCCGTTCATGATCTCCGGTGTGATACCCAACTGGCTGTATGCCATGTTGGTCAGGTATTCCACACTCTTCAGAACATTGTTTTCCAGACTGCGGTTCAGCTGGGTGATGTGTTCCGTGCCGTCCGTGTAAGCCACACCGTACTTCGAGCCTGCCAGCTGGTCCTCGATCTCCTGCCGCCGCTCCAAGGCCTGCTTCTTGCGGGCCTCGCTCTTCACGACGTAGGGCAGCTGGATGATAAGATCGAGCTTCCCGGCTCCCACCTGCTCGTCGATGACGTCCATGAGGTGGAGCTTCCGGGTCAGCTGCTGGATGGTTCCGTTGGGCTCGTTCATCACGGCGTAGAAGGGGTTCTCGATCAGGGCTACCCGGTCCTTCGGCAGGGTCACCTCTTCCTTCTGGCCGGTCTTCTCGTTGTAGAGCTCTACCCGCACGTCGGCAGGGTACCACTCCTTCACCTTGCCCACCCGCATGGACTGGATGTCCATTTCGCCGGTCGCTTCGTTCAGCTCCACGTCCACCGGCACCACGGCGATGACGCCCTCATCCAGCATGGACAGGAACATATCGAACCGCATGCCCCGTCCGGTCTGGTCAATGTTGGCGGAAAGGTTCAGACAAGAATCAAGGCCCGACGAAATGGTTTCGCTGTAGCGTCCGTTTTCGTCGAGCCTTACGTGATTGATGGTAATGGCTGCTGCATCCATAGCGATGCGGGTGTCTATGGCCGAAATGATGGTGCGGTCGCTTGTCCGGTTCATCCGCACCCGGTCGGGGCGGTAGCTGTATCCGCCGCCGTAGTATATCTTCCCTGGAGGGTCCCGGTTCAAAAACGCATTCCAGGCGTGTCTCAGTCTGGAGCCAAAGGTTTGTGATGCCATTTTGATTTCCTCCAGATCAGGACTTCTTTACAGCCGAAGCCATTGCGGCCGTTACAACGGCTTTTTTCAAAGCATCGCTCCCAGTCGCATTTACGGCAGCCACAGCGATATCGCCATAGTGATTCAGCACTGCATCTACAGCCGCCTTGCCAGCCACGCCACCGATTGCACCGGCTGCACCACCAACGATTTTATTGCCAGCAGTTTTCAGCAGATCAGTCACATAAGCCTTACCAGGTGACGTGCTCTTCTTCAGCTCCATATACTGCTTTTCTTTCTGCATCCGGGCGATTCGCTGATTCAGCTCTTCATCGGTCATCTTTTTGGGATTGTTGGAACGAGCCTTCGTCGAATGGCGTTCAAGCTTTTCTGCAACTTTTCTTTGGCTTCCATACCAAGGGTTAGGATCAGACTTCGGACGATTTGTCCAGCCATTCTTGTCCATCGGATGAGCAGTATCCTTCAAAAGCTGTTTGGCAACATTTCCGGCTTTCTTGATGCCGTTTTTATAGTCATCTGAAGAGTATCGTTTTTTCCCGGCAGATGTCAAAGTACCATCCGGGTTCTGGTATCGCCGCACACCCCACTTCATGCCTTTGATACCCCAATGGTACAGTTCATCATTATAAACAGTCACACTTTACCTCCTTTGCAAACAAAAAACGCACCGGCCATTAAGTCGATGCGTTTTGCGGTGTTCTATCATTCAGATTTTTTATTCCCTGAGATCTCTTTTCTAAAATCCGAATGTTCCTGGTCAATATCTTCTTGGTGCTTTTCCAAAAGATCTTCGGGAACTTTTTGTTGAGTAAAATCAAGAAAGATGGACTATCTCTGGATGAGCTTCTGACGGAAGCAATAAAGCATGATGCACTTGTGCCTTTTCTTGATGCCAGATCTCTTGTGTTGGTCTTGCTCGGAAAATATCTTGATAGCCTGCATGAACCTCATGCTGCTCTTTTTCTAGCACAGGGCATCATTGAAGATATATGGGGCACACTTCTTTCCGTCTGTCTCGTAATCACGATTATTCAGGTGGCATAATTCTCACTCAAATGCATCCCGGTTCTGTTTCCACGCTACATAGGCGTCCATCATGGCGGCCACGGCGTCGATTTTCTGGTCCTGCCTCTGTTTGTAGAGCTTCCGGTTTCCATTCGTGTCCACCAGTGCCACGCAGTTTCCCATGGCAAACTGCATCAGCTTTTCGTCGAAGATGAGCTTTCGCTGCTCGCTTAGCTTCTTTAAGTCGCCAAGCGGCACGCTTTCCGTCCGCGCGCCCTGAATGACCTTGGTGATGCCGAAGTTGCCGTTCTCGGTCGCCCACCTCTCCACGAAATCCTTTGCGTTGTATGGGTCATACCCGAAGGCCCGGATGTCGTATTCGTTCTGCTGGATAAAGGCGTCAAGGTCGTCGTATACCTGCATCATGTCGAGGATGGTTCCGTCAAAGACGAACAGCGTCCCCTCCTGCATGAACTCCTCATACTGTTGCCGCCTGGAGATGGGCAGCTGACTTAGGGTGTAGCTGGTAATGTAGTCCCGTGTCTTCACCCCGAAATATCCGTTGGAAAGCGGAAATAGGAACGTAAAGGCGCAGAAGTCGTCGCCCCGGCTCAGGTCAGCTCCCATAGCGCATGGCATCTGCCAGAAATCACGGTGCCGATGACACAGCGTCTCCTCGTACGAGAAGAAATAGGTATATCCCTCCATGGGCAGGTTGAAGCGCTTTGCCAGAATATCATTCCGGGAGCTGGGCGATTTCTCTGCGCGCTCCACGTCCAGCTGGTAGGTCTCGTAGGTCACGGTCTTTCCGAGGTTCGGGTTCGCCTTCAGCCACATCTCCGGTTTGCCGACTTCGTCAATAGAGTCCAGTTTGTAGTACCAGATGGAGACGTGGGGATTGATGTATTCTCCCTTCAGGATCTGCATCAATTCCATTTTGATGTCGTCACCGCATCCATTTCGTACCGTACCCTCAGAGCTGGCCGCCACAATGAGATAGTTCTCGTTCTTGGCTGCACCCTGCTCGATGGCACCGATTGGGTCTTCCCGGATGTCGCAACTCAGCCATTCGTCCACTGTGGCCACCATGTCTCGACGGCCTTGGAGCTTCTCAATGGTCATAGGCCGCACCTCCAACAGGCTGTTGGAGACAAAGTTCTCGATGCCCTTCTTTGTGCTGGCCAGCTTCACCCGATCCACCTTCGACCCAGTGGTATTCTGCAGGCTCCCTTCGGTCATAAACTTCAGCACAGGCCCCTTGGCCCGGGCCAGAGCAGTCCGCAGCGGAGCCAGCACTTCCTCTGCCTGGTTCATGGTGGGGGCAGTGGTCACCTGTTGGGTCGTGGTGGTATACGCCACCAGAAAGTACGCCTGAAGAAACTCCAGATACATGGTCTTCGCCGCTGCACGGGTGATGATCAGATACTGCTTTTGCACCAGACGCTTCTTGATCCTGCGGGTCTCGTAGTGGCCTCCGCCGTGCTCATGAGGCACATACACGCTTCGTTCCACAAAGTAGTACCAGCCAAAGATCTCTTCGGCCCATAACTTAAAGCTGTCCAGAAGCTTCACGTCTCCGCCATCGGTCAGAGTCAGCTCATCCTCACAAAAAGCAATAAAACCGTTTACGGCTTTATCATCGTAGTAAATCCCCGGGTTTGCGATCAGGTCGTCGATCCGGTTCATCTCCATGCTGATCTCCCGACATACGGGGATCTCGCCACGCATTACGGCCTCCCGAAAACGGCCGTAGTAGATCGGCGTGGCCGTGTTCGAGAGCGCCATATTTCTAACCTCCTATTATAATAAGGTAGGAGCCCTTACTTTGGGCGGTAAAAGGTCTTGTCAAGGGTATAGAAACACGCTTCCATTTCAGGGCATTCGCAGGTCCCACACCGTGCGCAGTCTGTGCAAAAATCCTTCATCACCGCATCAAGCCATTGCTTTTTTACAGGTGTTTCAGTCAGTCGCTCGATCCACCGCTTTGTTACACTGCTGGCCATGTGTCGTCGTGCTCCACGTTCAGCCGCCACTCCATTTCAGCAGCGGCATTTTTCAGTGCGTCCAGGGTAGAGCTGCTTTGGGGCACATCAAAGCCCATCAGCCGCACCTTCATGGCGGCATATGCTTTCACGGCTGCCGCCTTCACCGGGTCGGCAATAAACTGGCTCCAACGTTCCTCTTTTCCAGTAATGGCAAAGCCTTCTTTCGGCCCTACCCCCATCTGGGTCAGCACCATGAATACGCTGTTCAGATACATTACAATGTCTGCATCAAAGTCCTCGCATTCCTCGGCGATCCCCAGCAGCTTTTTTACGCTTGTCAGGATGCTGTCCATGCCACTCCTCCGTTAACGTGCAGTGTCCCCGTCCGCAATGCACTGGTTCTCCCACTTCTTATACACGTCAAGGTAGGTCTCCTTCTTGTCGCCATTGTGGGTGATCTCATAGTACATGCCGTCGGATACAGTGGTGCTCACAAGCGCCTTCCAGTTCTGCAAAGTCTTCGAGAACCATACGATGAACACATCCTCCATCGTCAGCTTCTTGCCGTCGGTCACGTCCACATGACTGTTGAAGTAGTCCACCACCAGCTGCTTTGCGCGGGTCATAAAATCTCTCTGTTCCATTTTGATTTCTCCTCTGTTTTCGTTGCCCGGCAGGGCGGCCCATCATCGTTTGGAGCCAATCGCTTGAGTCTTGTTGTTCATCGAATTGCAGATCATCGTGGATATATCGCAAATGGGCTCTCCCAGACGAATCTCTTTCGGAATATCGATGGCGATTTCTTTTTTCATGACCGGGGCAGACATCATCGCCCACGACTGTTCGGCCGCTTCCGATGCTGCGCTGCTCTCTCGGTCCGTGCTGACGCCGGCAGCCGCGATCGCGGCGTTCGCCCATAGCAATGCCTCGTCCAGCTTCGTCAGTGCAAGGCTTCTTTCCCGGCTCGGGTTCAGCTTCAGAAGCATCGCCTCTGCCTCTTCCAGCTTCCGCCGCAGAAGGACACTGTATTCCGCTTCCCCTTCATCAAACTTTTTTATCGCGTACATCTTATCCCTCCATAACCTGTTCCCAGTCGTCGCAGCAGGTCACGTTCAGCATCATGCCAATGTCTTTGACCTTACGGAAGTTGACCTCTTCGCCGTTTTCCTTGTGGATCAGAAGCTCCGTGCCGGAAATATGCCAGTAGGCGTCCTTCCAGCCCCGCCGTTTCACTTTGTGTCCCTGCTTCATGGTAAGCCAAGCTGTCGTCCAGTTCATCCTATTTCCTCCAAGGGCAGGTATCCCCTGCTGTTCTATTGCCATCCGGTATCTTCGGCCCGTCCCCGGTGCCGTAATGGATAGCCTTGTGTGTCGCAGCCGAAACGCAGATGGCATTTTCCGGGTCCAGCAGCTTTTCGCTGTGCCGGATCACATCTTCTTTCGTGATCGGATTCAAATGGTGGATGCTGATGCGCGGTCTCACCGGTCTGCCATCCCGCAGCACCCAATCCGTAATGGGATGGTCCGGGCACCCCAGATCACACCCCATGTCTCTCGCAATGATCCTGTCCCGGAACTGCCGCCACTCTCTCGATTGGTAAAAATCCTGGTTCAGCCATCGGTCAAACCCAAAGGTGTCTCTCCCAACTTCCCCATGCAGCTGTAAATACTCCAGCCGCTCCTCGTAGGTCGGCAGAGTGCATAATTCCGTATAGCTTTTCATACTCCCCCCCCCCCAACAAAGAGCATGATCGTCACTTCCATTCCGATCTCAAGTAAAAACACAAGAATATACATTACATAGTGCACGAAATCACGCTTCTCATCCGTTGTGTCTGTCGCGATCAGCAAAAACGTACAGATAAGGGCCAAAGAACACAGTATTGCCAAAAAGAGTCGTACGTTTACCGCGATCGTAGTCATTCTACTCACCTCAGCAGACCCTTCTGCTGCAATGCCGCATACAAAAGCAGCATTCCACACCATAACAGCGCAGGAATCCCGAACTGCGCAAAGAGTTCCATTGCATAACTCTGCGTGTGTTTCTCTACCCACTGTGCAAAGAACATCGAGGCAAAAACGATTACTACAAGCCAGCACATAGCAAACGCCAATTCAATTAAAGTCATACTCGTCATCCTCTCCAACGCCGTTGTATTTTGCCATAGCTTTCAGCACCTTGTCGTACATCTCCTTGGAGTCCTTGGCAGCCTCAAGCGTCTCGGTCTTTGCCCGCAGAAGCTTGTTCTCTTCCTCCAGCTTCTTCTTCTCAAGGTCTGACTTCATGGTGGCCAGCTTCAGAAAATGAGTGGTCTCTGCACTAGAGGCCGTTCCTTCCCGAAGCCGTCTTTCCACCAGAGTCATGGCCAGATTTATCATGTACTGTTCCTGTGCTTCCGGGCTGGAGGCAGGCCGGGCCGAAGCCGCAGCCGTCTCTCCCGGAGCGCTTCTTTTCGGCTTCATAACTTTTCCTCTTTTCTTATGGTTTTATTTCGCTTTTGCAAGGGCTCATGGGCGTGGCTTGTCATGGCATCTGAAAGGAGAAGAAAAATGTCAATGGAGGTTGAACATCATGAACCCGAATTTCATAGGAGGCGTTTCTCCCATAAGCCCTTGCAAAAACTGCCGAAGCTGCGGTCTACTCCCCGTGGCCTCGGCAATTTCATCTTAAAGCCCAAATATCAATTTTCCCTCCGGGGAAATATCAAAGACCGGCGCGATTTGAGAGGGGGTGTCATTTTTGAGACCCCTCCCCTATGCTTAAGCACTTTTATCCAGTGTGTCTTCGTCTTTTACTTCGATCTTGAGCTTCTCGTAGATGTTTTGCGGATCAGCAGCTACAATTCTGTCGATAGCCTTCTCGATTTCATAGGCATTCTCATTGTCTGTGAACTGAGAAGACGTCTCGGCAAGACTCATGAGAAGACCAGATGAGAT